GCTGCAGATCTAAATGCCACCTCGCCTATCTCCTAGAAGATGTTTAGGTTATACGCTATAAGCTACGGTAGGCTAAAGACGATATTATATTCGAGGTCGGTGACGTAGTATAACATTTGCTCGTAATAATCGCCGATAACTACGTCTATAAGGGCCGCGTATATAATCTGCCGTGTAGTAGCCGTTCTATCTCCTAGTATTAGTCGTCGGCTTTACGTCAAAGGGATTAGGGGTATTATGTATTTGCGTATAAATTTCTAGTCAAGAAAGAGAGAGGTAGAAGTAGAATCTATAAGGCCTCGAGCCTTTCTATATGTTAGGTTTGGTATAACCTAATGATATCACAAGATCAGAAGACCAAGCTCAATCGGGTTTTGTCTCGTGGCCGATGGAAGGTGAGGGAGAGTGATGAAGCAGTAGCTGTCTCGTCTTGTAAAGACCAAGCAGCAGTGAGGCAGAGGTTGGGTTGTGGTGTATTCCAAACAGTGATATTGAACAGTGAGTTGAACGCCTCGAACCATAAGGGTACGATGCGTTCCTAAATACAAAGGAAATTCCATTCCTTTCCTGTGCCTACCGTGCCTATCGTGCCTACTGTGCCTAAGTCCGTAGGCACTCCAGGCACTCCAGGCACTCCAGGCACTCTGCAGCGGCTGTGCCCGCCTAGCTGTGGGCCGCGCCTGTCATTAGTGCGGGCTATTGATTGGCTGACGCTCCTTCGGTCGTGTCCGATCCGTAACACCATCCCCTCTCTAGCTTAGCTCGTCCCGAGCTTATGAATAATCGAGGTTTCCTTGGGTTGAGCGGTCGTCATGGCTCTCTTCTTTCCTTCAACATGCCCAAGCTGAAACCTTCCAGCACCGAACGTCGCATTCGTCAATCCGAGAAAATCGAAGCCCTGGGCGAAATCATGGTTCGTCCCTGTCTCCACTGTCGCGAGACGAAGTCGTCTGTCGTGTCCATGTCGGGTCTGGTCGGTGTGGTGTCTGTACAAAGGAAAATCGTCGCGACTGTAATGTCAAGGTTACAGAGGCGGAATGGTCGCGTCTGCGCCGTCAGCGCGAGGCTCTCGAGAAAAAGGTGTCGGAGCATCGTCGAAAGATGCGGGAGCTTAATGAAGCATACGAGGCTTCGCTTCGAAGGATACAGGAAGAAGAGGTCGTGCGCCGGAGGATACAGGAGGAAGAGGCCGCCGCTTGGGAGAAGAAGGCCCGTCTCCAAAGGGAGCTGGAGCTTCTAGAGCGTCGAGAGACCGAGGCGATCGCAGTGGAGGAGGCTGCCCTCATGGAGCTTCCGGACGAAGACGTGGTCCCAGGTCCCTCGCTGTCTCTTTCCCCTCCTACTTGGTCCTTGCGTGAGGGTATTTCGGACGACTTCTGGTCTGATCCGGACTTGCTCTCCGTTCCTGAGCTTCTTGTTTCCGGGAATCTTGGCGCCACTTCTGGAACTGTCGCAGAAGCTGGTAGCAGTTCGCCAGATTAATTCTTGGTTCCCAGGTATTTTCTGATTCGTCGTATCCTTTCCATTTGACAAGGTATCGCTGACCCTTCTTGTCTAGGATTTTTTCGACTTCAAATTCGTTTTCTGCTTCCGGCTCGAAATGGAAGCTCTCCTGGCAAGGTGTTTCGGCGTCCGCTGGTTCCAACTTGGAGATATGGAAGACCGGGTGGATTTTCGCATCAGGTGGTAGTCGTAGTCGGTAGTTGACTGGTCCTACGACTTTGTCGATAAAAAATGGTCCGACCTTAACGTGATCCAGTTTCTTGGTCTGTCTTCTTGTCTTCAGGTTTTTTGTGAGGAGATAGACCTTATCCCCCTCTTTTAGCAGAGGTGCCATTTTTCTCTCGTCTTGCCGTCGTTGAGACAGTCTTTGTTGTGCATCTTCGATCGCCTTGCGTGCTTCTTTGTGCACTTCCTTGAGAGTTTCCGTCGTCACGATTGCTCTCTCGGCCTGTGGGTGGGATCCAGGTGTTCCGGATAGGTTAGGGTCCTTGCCAAAGTTCGCATAAATGGCGTCGTCGAAGTTGTCTCTGATTTGTGGTTGTTCAGTGCGATCTGCGCCATTGGCAGTAATGAAACCCAGTTGTCTTGTGCGTAGTTGATGTAGTGCCGTAGGTATTGCTCGAGTGTCTGGTTCGTTCTTTCCGTTTGCCCATCCGTCTCTGGATGGTATGCTGTTGACAACTTGTGCTTGATTCCAATCGTTCCCATGAGCGTCTTCCAGTAGTTTGATGTGAAGAGCTTGTCTCTGTCTGTAATGAATACTTCCGGGAATCCGTGATATCGGATCAATCTGTCCAGTACGAGGTATCCGAGCTGCTCTGCAGTGTATATTTCTGATGCAGGAATGAAGTGTGCATATTTTGTGAGTCTGTCGACCATGACTAGTATCATGTCATAGGCTTGTCCTGTGACTCGATCCTTTGACCTCGGGAGTTTCGTAATGAAGTCCATCGTAACCTCGTCCCATGGTTTCGTTGGTGGTGTCCTGAACTGTAGGTGACCGTATTTCGCGTGCCGTGCAGCTTTGTTTTGTTGGCAGTGTACGCATTTCTTGATGTAGCGTAGCACCTTAAGTCTCATCTGTGGGAATGAGAAGCTGCGCTGTATTAGGTCGACTGTCTTTGAAGTTCCAGGATGTCCGTATGTTGGCTCGTCGTGATGTTGTCGTATGCATTCTTCTTCTCGATCCTTTGGTACTTGGTACTTTCCTTGCGATATAGGGAACTGTTCTTCCTTGTCGCTTAGGATTCGTACAATGTTGTTGAACTCTCTCGTGTTGGCACTAAGACTTCCGTCGGGGTTTGTCTTAAGTATTTTGTGTTGCACTGGTTCTTTTCCTTCCATGTAATCGCTTCTTCGGCTCAGCGCATCTGCCGGGCCGTTCTCTGTTCCTGGAGTGTATTTGATTTCGAACTTGTACTGCCCAAGCAGCTCCGACCAGCGGGCTTGTCTTCGGGTAAGTTCCTTCGTCGTCGTGAAGTACGTGAGATTCTTGTGGTCTGAAAGAATCGTTAACTTCGGTGGGCCCTCGACGTACACTCTCCAATGTTGCATGGCGGCAACAATGGCTAGAAGCTCCTTGTCATGGATGTCGTAGTTCTGTTCCGCTGTGGTCATTTTCCGGGAATAATAGGCCACTGGGTGTCTTTTCCCATCGTGTGTCTGTGTTAGACATGCGCCTATTGCCATATCAGACGCGTCGGTCTCGATGTGGACTTCCTTGCTACCATCGAATAGTCGAAGCGTTGGGGCTGAAGCGCACTGTTCCTTGAGTCTTTTGAACGCTTCGGTCTGTTCTTTTCCCCATTTCCAGTTGACGTCTTTTCTTGTAAGCATCGTCATTGGTGCTGCTGTCTTTGAATAGTCCTTAATGAATTTCCGGTTGTAGTTGGCGAGTCCAAGGAATGACTGTACATCCTTGACTGTCTTCGGTTCTGGCCATTCTCTGATTGACTGTGTCTTTGCAGGGTCGATCGTTATCCCTGTTGTACTGATGATAAAGCCTAAAAACTTGACTTCTTTCTTGTGGAATTCGCATTTCTCGGGTGCTGTCTTGAATCCGGACTTCGTGAGTCGTTCGAACACATCTTGAACTTGCTTGGTATGTTCCTGGAGGGATCCTTTTGTGTAGACCAGTATGTCGTCCATGTAAGCAACGACGCACACGTCGAGTAGGTCTCTAAGTGTTTCGTTGACAAGGTCCTGGCAGGATGCGGGTGCGTTGGTCAATCCCATTGGCATGACCAAGAATTCGTAGAGTCCGTATCTTGTCCTGAAAGCGGTTTTCCATTCTTCTCCTTCTGCCATTCGGATAGCATAGAAGGCGTCTCGTAGGTCAATCTTCGTGTACCAGTCTGATCCGGTTAATCTGTCTTGTGCTTCTTCGATGTTGGGTAGCGGATATCGGTTCTTGATCGTGATCTCGTTCAACTTTCGGTAGTCTTGTACGAGTCGTAGTTTCCCGTTTGCTTTTGGAACGAACATGCATGGAGTTCCTGCACTTGAGGTGGATCGTCGTATCCATCCTTTGGCTAGCTTCTCCTTCAGCCATTCTCGTAGGGTCTGTAGCTCTTTCTCAGACATTTGATATAGGGGTCCCCATGGAGGCTCTTTCCCTGGCTGAATGTTTATCTTGTGATCCCATGGTTGGTGCTTAGGTAAGGCGTCCTTGCCTCTTTCCTCTTCAAAGAGTCGCGACCACTTGCGATACTCCTTGGGAATACTCAACTCTGAGATGTTGGTATCCTTCGATGGTGCGTTACTTCCATCACTTCCAGTGACTTCGTGACCCGGCGGCCCCACGCCAGTGTCTGTCCCGGTCGAAGGTGGTTCTTCTGTCCTTCTAGTCGGCGCAAGCTGTATCCTGTTGAGCTGTTTCCTTGCCTCATCTGCCAGTGAACGCTGCCACTGCGCAGGCTGAATGTCGATAACGCATTCGCATTCCCTAAATGTGAGTACTCCTCTTCTCCAGTCGATTACTGGGTTGTGCTTTCTCAACCAAGGCATACCTAGTACGATGTCATGACTGGCCATATCAGTAACATCCAAGGTAATCTCCTCGTGGTGCCGTTGGATAGCAAGTGGTAGCGGTATCGTCTCGCGCTCCACGCTGGGTAAGGATGATCCGTCTACCGCGATCAATTCATAACCCTCTTTCTTCTTACAGGTAGCGATCCTGTTTCTTGTAACAAATGATTCGGAGGCAAAATTCCCGCTCGCTCCGGAATCTATCATGGCATCTGTCTTGTGCCCGTTGACGATAATCTTGGTTCGAAACACTGTTGTCGTTGGTGATGCTTGAGCCTTTTCTGTGTTGCATAACTCCCTTCGGTCGCTCATTCCTGGGGAGTTGATCCTTTTCCCTGTTCGTATGTGGAACGTCGTGCTTCGTGTCTCGAGGCCTCCGCTTGAACCTGGCGCGAGCCTTTCTGTGTCCACATCTGTACTCGATGACGTTCCTGGATCTTCTGCGTTTCTGAGTAGAGTGCGCGTGCGTGCTGCACCATGTTGCGCAATTCGTTTGATACGAATGTTCCTGACGGTGTGAGGTATCCGGTACCTATCATTCTACTTCCTATCGGCGGTCGCTCTGTGACAGCAGTTGCTAGGTTTTCGGTCGTTTCCATGAGTGGGTATCCCCAGGCCATGCCTCGTAGGGTGTCGAGTGTCTTGTCAAACTCAATGGAGTGTAGCATTCGTCGTCCGCCTATCCTCGGTAGGAATTCTTCATGCCTTCGTTGCAGGTGAATTATCATGTCGTAGAGCTTCTTCGGTGCGTCTACGGTGAAGGTCATTTGTTCGTTGTCGTCGTCAGTGTCGCTCTCTTCTCCTTCGGAGGAATCTTCTTCGCTTGATTCTTCCGGATCCTGGTCTTCCTCGATGGTATCCAGCCCGGTGGTTTCTTGACTTTCTTCCTGTGGTTCCGGTGACCACGATCCGTTCCATCCTGGGTCCTGATTTTCTTTGTCGCTTCCATCGTCGTCGAAGCAGGATTCGTCGATGTCCACTTCTTGGAGCGTGGCGTCTTGCCTATGTGTTGCTCCCAGGGTTCCTCGCGGTTGCTGAGGCCAATACCCTGCTCCTGATTTCGCGGAGTAGTGAACCTGACACGAGTCTTGGTAACAGAATCGCCAATGAAGGCTTCCGTGACCATTTCGAGATTCGGACTCGATTTCGTAGTCGACTCTTCGTGCCATCATGTTGAACTGTCGTGGCTGGTTCTGCAGCTCGAATGGAATGACCACCATTTGCTGCCCATGGCATCCTCCTCGTCCTTGTGAGGGGTCCAGGAGAGGCTCCGTGCTTCCATTGCTAGCTCTCTCCTCCACTCTCCGAGTATAGTCGATGTCTCCCAGAGACTCAACACTGCTCTCAGATTTACTAGTTCGTCGTTGCATCATGTTGAACTGTTCGCGGCGCACCATATTCTTACCGCGGCAGTCCCTTGCTATGTGGCCAGGTTTGCCGCATCCATAGCAAGTTCGTGTTTCTCTTGAACTCGGGGGTCTTCTGTTCCCCTTGCTGTTCCTGATCTTGCGACCTTTCTCGGTAACGTCGAGCTCCATTGGCTGTGGTCCGTAGTACGGCTTGTCCTTGGGTTTGTTGTAGTTGTCGTTGAAACCTCTGTTACGGTTGTCGTAGCCTGGCGTGTATCCGGCCTTTCCAGATACCTTGGAGTCGTATCGTCGTTCCATAGCTCTCTCGTAGAGCTTGTCGTCAAGATCGATCGTGACTTGGACTAGGTCGCCTAAGCCATCGATCTTCCGACCGTCCCTCATCAACTCGTCTTTGACATGCTCCTTCAGTCCTCTTCGATACATGACTTGAAGTGCTTCGTCGTCCCAATCGGTGAGTTGCGCGTATTCCTGGAACTTGGCAGCATATTCGGCTGTGGAAGTCTTCTGAGTCAAGTGCTGAATAACACGAACGGCAGTGGCAATCTCGTTCGAGACACCAAAGACGCTCTTCATAGCATGCTTGAGATGGTTGTAAGACTTGAAGACTCCGTCAGCATTGTCTTCTCCGTTGCTATCCAGGTATTTCCTAAGGAATGGTTTGACCCAATGCTGTGCTCGTCCTCTCAAGAAGGTGGTGGCAAAGATAGGCTTGAGGTTCTCAGTCATGGAGTTGAACAAGAAGTACATATCCATCTGAGAGACCCAAGTGTCGAACTTGACTCGGTCGCCATAGAAGAACTCTGGTTGCCAACCTTGAGGATTCGTTGCCTGTATGAGTAGCCAAGGCATTGATAGCATCGTTCGCGGTCTGAGGTCGTCGGGCTCTGCTTGCTTCACTGGGGGCGGGTGTTCCCCGGTCACTCTGTCGATCTCCCATCGTTGAGGGCGTTCAAAGCTGTTAGGTTTGGTATAACCTAATGATATCACAAGATCAGAAGACCAAGCTCAATCGGGTTTTGTCTCGTGGCCGATGGAAGGTGAGGGAGAGTGATGAAGCAGTAGCTGTCTCGTCTTGTAAAGACCAAGCAGCAGTGAGGCAGAGGTTGGGTTGTGGTGTATTCCAAACAGTGATATTGAACAGTGAGTTGAACGCCTCGAACCATAAGGGTACGATGCGTTCCTAAATACAAAGGAAATTCCATTCCTTTCCTGTGCCTACCGTGCCTATCGTGCCTACTGTGCCTAAGTCCGTAGGCACTCCAGGCACTCCAGGCACTCCAGGCACTCTGCAGCGGCTGTGCCCGCCTAGCTGTGGGCCGCGCCTGTCATTAGTGCGGGCTATTGATTGGCTGACGCTCCTTCGGTCGTGTCCGATCCGTAACACTATATTATATTATTACGGGTAACAATATATAAGGGTATATAGCTAGCTATTGTTTATCTAGTGCGTATACCGATATCTTAAGCTCCTTACTATAGTCTATTACCGTCTCTTA